GTTACAATTACAGAAGAGGGAACATCAGATAGATTGGTGTATTGGTTCTCTGATCCATCCGTGGTGACGACTCCAGCGAAAGACCCTTCTTTGCACTCGCCTGAACTGGTGTTCAATCTATCTAGTGAGACTCTTGACAGAATTACCAAGGCTGGTGCGGTTGTCGGTGTTCCTGATATGTCACTCTCTGGTGGTAAGTTGGCGGTTACTGATAAGAAGAACAGCACTGCAAACGTATTTGAAACATCTCTGGATGTTGGCGATGTTGATGCAGAGTATAAGTTCTGGTTCAAGGTTGAGAACCTAAAACTTATTCCCGGCGCATATGATGTTGAAGTATCCTCTAAGAAGATTAGTCACTTTACTAACACTAAACTTGGTGTGCAGTATTGGATTGCACTGGAACCAGAGTCCTCTTTCAAACCTAATGATTAATCTGAGGAATTTATATTATGGAACAATTTTTGTGGGTCGAGCAATATCGGCCACGGGACATCAAGTCATGTGTACTTCCTAAGTCTCTAAAATCTTCCTTGCAATCTTTTGTTGATAAGGAAACACTACCCAATCTGATTCTCTCAGGTGGTCCGGGCGTTGGTAAGACTACTGCCGCCCGTGCCATGCTGGAGCAGATTGGTGCTACCTACATGTTTATCAACGGTTCTGAGGAGTCAGGTATTGACGTTCTCAGAACCAAGATAAAGAACTTTGCGTCCACTGTGTCGCTTGAGGGTGGCAAGAAGTATCTCATTCTTGATGAGGCAGACTATCTAAATCCACAGTCAACGCAACCAGCCCTTCGTGGGTTCATTGAAGAGTTCCACAAGAACTGTGGGTTCATCCTAACCTGTAATTACAAGAACCGTATTATACCTGCACTGCAATCACGGTGTAGTGTGATTGACTTTGTGATTCCAAAATCAGAGGTGGTCGAACTTGCAGAACAATTCTTCAAAAGGGTTATGACTATTCTCAATGAGAATGACATCAAGTTTAATGAAAAGGTTGTTGCAGAACTCATAAATATTCACTTTCCAGACTGGCGTAAAGTTCTAAATAATCTTCAACGATATTCTTTATCTGGTGAGATTGACGCTGGTATTCTGGTTAACCTTGGTGATAAGAACATCAAAGACCTGATGAGTATGATGAAGAATAAGGAGTTCACCAATGTTCGCAAATGGGTTGTCGATAATTTGGATAATGATTCAGATAAGTTGTTTCGTGCTGTTTACGACAATCTATATGAGTATATTGACCCTAGTAGCATTCCTCATGTGGTCGTGGCACTTGGTGAGTACCAGTATAAGGCTGCGTTTGTTGCTGATCTGGAAATCAATATGATGGCTTGTCTCACTGAGATTATGGGTGGGGCAAAGTTCAAATGACCGATGATGAATACAGGGAAATGTTTATTCCACTAGTAGATTACTTAAAAGATATTGGGTGCGATAAACAAAAACATAGTGGTGGTTCTAGAAGTCTTTTACATCATTTAGTTGCGGTTAGTATACTGTTGTCTGAAAGAGGTTGTTCTGATGACCTTTGCAAAGCTGGTTTGTTTCATTCAATCTATGGAACTGCTATATTCAAACCCAAGATGGTTTCTTTAGAAGAACGAGATAAAATCAAAGACCTGATTGGTGTGTGGGCAGAAACTCTTGTTTATGAATTTTGTATGCTTCCTAAAGACAGAAGGTCGGGAATTAAAGAACTTGAAAACGGCCCTTTGAGAAATGACCTTATTGATCTTGCTTATGCAAATCATGATGAACAAAGAATATGGAAGGAGAAAAATAATGATAATGTTACATGATGGTGTGGTAGAAGACCATGTTGCAGAATTGATTGCTTCAGAAATTAGAAAGGTTCATTGGAGATATGAGTATCACTCTAGGGGTAAGGGAAAAGACGGTAAAGGAAAAAACGCACATCCTAGCACTCATTGGCATCGTCTTTGTGGAAAAAGTGGACAACAAATAATTACAAATGGTTTTGAGTGGGTGATGCCTATCTGGACGGCTGCGATGTTCAAGTATGAATTTAAAAAGAACTTTAATATTACAGGTTATGAACGCATCTATTTAAATGCACACACGCATGGAATTGAACCTGTTCTGCACACTGATGATGGCGACTTCACAATGATTTACTATCCACGAATGGATTGGAAACCTGAGTGGGGCGGTGGTACTCTTGTCGATGGAGAACTCATTCCTTATGTTGGTAACAGTTTAGTTATATTTGATGCACATCTACAACACATGGCCATGCCCGTGACCCGTGAGTGTTACGAACTGAGAAGTGTAATCGTATTCAAGTGCAATCGTAATGTATGAGTTAAAAGAATATCTCAAGGCCATCAATCAGACCAAAGAACCTCTGATGGATGGTGATGATGAGGAATGGGAGCGTAAGTATCCACCATTTATCGTCAATAAATGCGTAGGTGCATTTCCTGATACCATCATGTTGGTGAATGAGATCAACCAACTACCAAATGTAGATAGAAAACTACAGTTTGATTTTTTGATAAATAGTCTGAGGCCAAGGAAGAGATTTACCCCGTGGTTGAAGGCGAATAAATTAGAGAATCTAGAGTATGTTAAAGAGTTCTATGGATATAGTAATGTAAAGGCCAAAGCTGCTCTTGATATATTGTCTGATGACCAACTCGCCACTATAAGAAAAAGATTATATAAAGGTGGGAAAAATGGAAGAGATTAATTGGACACAGGATCAGATGCTAGAAATTGGTTTGAAAGAACCTGATGACTTTCTTAAAGTTCGTGAGACACTATCACGAATTGGGGTGGCTTCCCGTAAAGAAAAGAAACTATATCAGTCATGTCATATTCTGCATAAGCAGGGTCGGTATTTCATTGTACACTTCAAGGAGTTGTTTGCTCTTGATGGTAAGAATACAAACCTAACCGAGAATGATATCTCTCGCAGGAATACGATTGCAAAACTATTACTTGATTGGGGATTGGTTAACATCATCAGTGAGATTGGAGAAGCTGCTCCCCTTAGTCAAATCAAAGTTCTATCTTATGCAGAGAAGAATGATTGGGTACTCGAAACTAAATATAACATTGGTAAGAAAAAAGAAGTCTAATGGAAAAGTTTAAGTCATTCATCACAGAAGCAAAAGAAGAACCATACAAGTTATTGATTCTGTCACATGATGACCCGTTTGATCCAAATGAAACTGGACCAATGGTTCGCAAGAAAGCATCTGAGTTGGGTATTGAAGTGTACCTTGCTGAGTTTTCTGGAATGTACATGGAAGATAAAGGCAAGGACCAATTGGTATATTCTTTTCCTGTGGATGATGATGGTAAGGTAGAACTGCCCGGTATGAAAGATGATGCTGAGTATGATAAACCATTTCGCATAAATCCTGAGAATACATTGGTGATGGCTAGAGGTATTGGTTCAACGGTTAAGACGGGTAATCTGTCTTGGCGAGTTGCTTGTCTCAATCTGGAGAGTCAGGGTTACACTCTTATCAATCCTGTTATATGTCATGATATTTGCAATGATAAATGGTACAACCAGATTGTGTTTCAGCAAAATGATATTCGTACACCAAACACAGTCCTAGTTCGTCATTCAGAGGGTGCTGAGGATGCAGCGAAAAGATTGGGTAATAAGTTCCCAATGATTCTCAAGACCGCTGTTGGGTCACGGGGTGTTGGTGTTATCTGGATTGAAAGTTTAAAAGCACTTCACAGTGTTATTCAATTGCTTCATAGGGAAGATGAGTTTGTCGATGTTCTTCTTCAAGAATATATAAAGACAGACTATGATGTTCGTGTTATCATCGCAGCTGGTGAGATTCTAGGTGCAATTAAAAGACCTGTCGTTGGAGATGATTTCAGAAGTAACGTCTCCCAAGGATCAGAACCAGTATCCCATGAATTGACAGAACGTGAAGCACAGGAGTCTTTACGGTCAGCAGAATCAGTTCAAGGTCAGGTTGTTGGTGTTGATTTTATTCCTGCAAAGAATAGAGATAAAGAAAGTCCTTATTTCATCGAAGTTAATTCTACTCCCGGCTTGATGGGTATTGAAGCAGTGCTTTCCGGCGCCGCCGCAAAACCATTGATTAAAGGTAAGGATCGTAGCATCACTAAAGAAATATTGAAGATGTATATGAATCGTGACAATTGGACCCTTGACAAATCTACGGAAACCTGATATACTCTTATAATGAACTTCTACACAAACGTATTGCAATACGGTAACTCTATTCTTGTCCGTGAGGTCAGGAATGGCGAACGCACGACTCGCAGAGTCAAATATGAACCCACACTTTTTGATCTAGTCAAGACCCGTGAGGAAACTGGATACAAAACTCTGGATGGAAGAAGTGTTGTACCCAAAACACATAACTCTATTAAGGAAGCCAAACAATGGGTGGCTGATCGTGAGAACCAAGATATAATCTATGGTAACACACAGTATCCTTATTGCTGGATTGCTGATGAATATCCTAAACAGGTTGATTGGGACTTGGGCCAGATGCTCATGTACACCATCGATATTGAGGTAGAGTGTGAGAACGGTTTTCCTAAACCAGAAGACGCAGCAGAACCTATGCTGTCCATCACTATCAAGAACTTCCAGAGTGGCCACATCCATGTCTGGGGTATTGGTGAGTTCGTTACTGAACGTGAGGATGTAACTTACGTCCAGTGCGAGAGTGAGGTGCATTTGTTTAAGGAGTTCCTAGCATTCTGGGAGAATAATACACCCGACATTGTTACGGGTTGGAACACTGAGTTCTTTGATATTCCCTATCTTGTCAATCGTATTCGTAACGTCTTTGATGATGACGAGACAAAACGTCTATCTCCGTGGAAGAATGTTTTCGGACGTGAAGTATATAAAATGGGACGTAACCATCAGGCATATACCCTTGATGGTATTGCTGCACTTGATTATCTGGACCTGTATCGTAAATTCACATACTCTAATCAGGAAAGATACACCCTTGACCACATTGCGTTTGTCGAACTAGGTGATCGTAAGGATGGTAATCCATATGAAACATTCCGTGAGTGGTATACAAAAGATTATCAGTCGTTCATCGAATACAATATTCAAGATGTGGAGATTGTTGATAGTCTGGAAGACAAGTTGAAATTGATGGAGCTTACGCTGACGATGGCGTATGACGCAAAGGTCAACTTCACTGATGTGCTTGGTACTGTACGGTACTGGGACATTCTCATCTACAACTATCTTCGTGAGAGGAACATTGTGATTCCTCAGAAGAAAGATCATAAGAAGGTTGAGAAGTTCGAAGGTGCTTATGTGAAAGACCCACAGGTGGGTATGCACAAGTGGGTTATGTCGTTTGACTTGAACTCTCTGTATCCTCATCTTATCATGCAGTACAACATCTCACCTGAGACATTGGTGAATGGCGGCACCAAACCTGTAGAGGGTATGGTAGACGAGATGTTGGATGGTAAAGTTCGAAACGATACTGAGTATTGTATGACACCCAATGGTGCGTTCTTTCGTAAAGACAAACGTGGGTTTCTGCCAGAATTAATGGAAGGTATATATAATGATCGTGTCAAATATAAAAGACTTATGCTCGACGCTCAACAGGAGTATGAAAACACTGGGAAGAAGTCTCTACTCAAAGACATTGCCCGATACAACAACATCCAAATGGCAAAGAAGATTTCTCTCAACAGTGCGTATGGTGCTATTGGGAATAATTGGTTTAGGTATTTTGATTTGCTTGTTGCTACTGCAATTACTACATCTGGCCAATTGTCTATTCGTTGGATTGAAAAAAGTCTCAACATTTATCTTAACAAAATCTTGGAAACGAGAGACGTGGATTACGTTATTGCTTCGGATACGGACAGCGTATACATCACTTTTGACAAGTTGGTTAGTAAGGTGTTTAAAGAGGGAACAGACACTAACACTATTGTCAACTTCTTGGACAAGGTTGCAAAAGAGAAGCTGGAACCTCACATTAATAACGCTTATCAGGCTCTTGCTAAAGTAACCAACGCATACGAACAAAAGATGGAGATGGGTAGAGAGGCAATTGCTGACAAGGGAATATGGACTGCAAAGAAACGATACATTCTAAACCTGTATGATATGGAAGGTGTGCGATACAAGGAACCCAAACTCAAGATCATGGGACTAGAAAGCGTTAAGAGCTCAACCCCTGCACCATGTCGGGAGAAGTTGAAGGAAGCAATCAAGATCATCATGGGTGGTGATGAGGAGATGCTAAATACCTTTATACAAGATTTTCGTGAGGAGTTCATGTCATTACCACCAGAAGATATTGCCTATCCTCGCTCCTGTAATGGATTGAAGAAGTTTCGTGGAACAGATCGTTTATTTGCACTCGGCGCTCCCAAGCATGTTAAGGGTGCAATACTCTACAACCATCTCGTAGATGAGAACAAACTTGGCAATAAGTACGTTACTATTCAAGAAGGAGACAAGGTGAAATTTGTAAACCTCAAAGACAATATCTATCAAGCCTCTGCGTTTTCTTTTATGACAAAGATACCATCAGAGCTGGAAATACTGCCTATGGTTGATTACACCTCGCAATACGAAGATTCATTTCTAGCTCCACTTCGTGTGATAACGGATAAGATGAACTGGATATTGAAAAACGATGAAGTAGGAACATTAGAGGATTTTTTTGAATGATGCTTGATAAACAAGATGCACTTTACGCAGCTAATGTGTTCGTAGATTACTTTTCCAGTTTCGGTAGGATTGATGACTATCTTCGCAAGGTCAAGTTGGAGAGAATGTCTAACTACCCTACGTCCCTGCCTGGCATGGGCCCGCAAGATGACATGTTCAGTGACTTTACCATGCATCCAAATGATATGGAGTTTGAATGCCGTGAAGTATCAAATGAGATATTTGTAAACTATCTGGAAATTGTAACCTCACATGCAGTAGAGGTATCTGTGCCGGGTAAAGCAATCAAGTGGGTTGTGTATGAGAAGAATACTGGCCAGATTGCTGGTTTTATTCGCCTTGGTTCGCCTACCATCAACTCAAAGCCTCGCAATATGTTTCTAGGTAAACCACTGGATACTCTTAGTGCAGATGTAATGAAACGCTTCAATGACTCTACTATTATGGGGTTTATCATAGTGCCAACACAACCATTCGGATTCAACTATCTTGGTGGCAAGTTATTGGCTGCAATCTGTTGTTCACACTTGACAAAGGACATGCTTAATAAGAAGTATGGTGGGCCATTCTGTATGTTTGAAACCACATCTCTCTATGGTAGTACCAAGTCATCTTCACAGTATGATGGCATGAAACCTTTCCTACGTCATAAAGGTGAAACTGTATCTGATTTTGCGCCATTGATTAACGATGACAATTACCATCGTCTGAAAGATTGGTTTGAGAATAAGAACGGTGAACCACTGGTTGACCCTATGGCTAGTTCACGCAAGTTAAAGACACAGACTAAAATGATCTCCATTATCAAGGCCTCTCTCAAGGGTGTAGACGATGATGCTTATGCTAAGTTTGTACAAACCTACCTTGATGCAAAGGGCTTAACTGAACAGAAACGTGCATATATGTCTGACTATGGTTTTGATAATGTCAAAGAATATATGAACATGGAAACTGATGAACTACGCAAGAAGGATAACTATGACCGTTACAGTTTTGATGGCGTTGTAGATTGGTGGAGAAAGAAAGCCTCTAATCGTTTTGAAAACCTCAAGGCTGACGGAAGACTAAGAACTGAACTTGAAACATGGAATATGAATGCTGATGACATTGACATCATCCGTTGAACATAAAAAGTATATAAAGATTTCTAGTGGCAATTATCGTGTCTGGGCTGAATGGATTCTTGATTATGAACAATACAAATATCCAGAAGATTTGGATATGGTTTCTAAATTGATTGTTGATAATTTAGAAATGAAATTTTGTCCACCACGATATAGGGATGAGAACATGGGTAACCCTTTGTTCGGTCACTGTTATCATGCAACACAGGCATTGTATTACTTCTTTAAGGATACAAATTTGAAAGCTTTCGCTGCGCCTTGTAAAATTGCACAACAACATTGGTGGGTACAGGATGGCGATAATATCATAGATATCACTGCGGGTCAGTATGAAGCGTTTGGTATTGATCCACCATATGATAAAGGAAAAGAAACAAAATGGTACGGATGGAAAAACAGGCCGCACAGAAAGTCACAAAACTTGATGAAGCTTGTACAACCATCTGCAAATTTATATTTTAAACAATATGAAGAAAACCCAAAAAAAGTTTATTAAGTAGCTTGACAATTTAATAATGGCATGTTATTGTTAATAATAATAAGCGGGGTAGTTTAAAGAAAACAACTTGTCCAACAAGAAGATGTCGATGTCAAGTTCGGCCCCCGCTCCAGAAAAAGGCTAGAAAGCGCTTGACAAACTATGTACCATGTGGTACTATAATCATAGTGAAATAGTTCACTGT